AATCCAGTCCATAACATTGCTGATAATGATGTGGATAGCCTCAAAAATCGTTTCAAACAGATATTGAAAGGCATCAAGCAGCGGCGAAATGAAATCATAAATAGCATTCCATACAGTCGTGATAACCAACTGTACCGCAGCAATTTTTTCAGATACATAAGTGTAAATTGCCTCCCAGATGCCAACAAAAAAGTCTCTGATACCTGTCCAGATTGAAGTGAAAAAGTCACCGATTGCCGTAAACGTGTCGGAAACAAATGTTGTGATGCTGTCCCAGATGCCGACAAAAAAATCCTTGATTGCCGTCCAGACCTCGTCCCACGAAGTCCCGAACCAACCAAGGAAAACATCCGCAATTCCTTTCAGAGTATTAAGAATATTCGTGAAAGTCGAGACAATAAAATTCCAGATAGAAGTAAAAATACCCTTAACACCGTCCCAGAGCTGACTCCAGTTTCCGGTGAAAAGACCAATAAAGACATCCATAATGCCGAGAATGACACCGGAAATTTCAGAAAAAATATCAGCGATATGCTGAAACACGCCCTGAAAGACTGGTGCAAGCAGATTGCAAAGACCGTCCCATGCGGCTTTCAGAACATCGGTGAAGCTCTCGAAATCGAAGCCGAGTGCATTTAAACGGTCAACAATGCCCTGCGTAACACCAGAAAACGTGCTTTTTATCTGTTCCCAGATGCTGAGAATACTGTTGTATTCCAGAGATGCACAAACGCCGCCACAAGAGCCGCAATTGCCGCAACGACAGCGAGAATCACACCCATAGAAACACCCAACACTCCGGTCAAAGCAGTAATTCCACTCTGAACTGCAGTTATCATAGAGGGGATTTTTCCCACCAGCGACAGAATACTTCCTACGCTTGAAATCACCTTACTGACCACAATTAAAAGAGGTCCAATAGTCGCCGCTACAAGTGCGATTTTAACGATTGTTTCTTTCACGGACGGGTCGAGAGCATTCAGCTTGTTAACCATTTTCTGAATCACATCAACAACCTGCTTGATTACAGGCATGAGAAGTTCGCCGAAAGAAATTGCAAGCCCCTCCAGTGCAGATTTCAGAATCGTGATTTGACCGGATAAGTTTTCAAGTTGTGTGTCCGCCATTTGCTGTGCCGCACCGCCACTGTCGAGGATGGATTGCTGTAAACTGTCCCAAGTATCGCCGGTATTCGCAAGCAAAGCGTTGACAGATGATAGGTCGGTTTTATTGAAAATCGTGCTGATAATGTTATTTTTATCAGCCGAGGTCATACCCTCCATACTCTTATTGAGGTCGCCAAGAATGTCGTTGAGAGAACGCATATTTCCCTCGGAATCGTATACATCAACCCCCAATTGTTCCATGCAGGCGGCAGCGGTATCGGTCGGGCTTTGCAGGGACAAAATTACATTTCTCAGGTGAATACCGCCCTCCGCACCCTTGATGCCGTTGTTTGCAAGAATGCCGAGAGCCGTATTCAGTTCAGCAGTGCCACCCTTGATAGACTTTGCAGTCGCACCGATTGTGAGAATACCCTCACCAAGCTGTGCAACGGAAGTATTCGTGCTTGATGCGGTTTTCGCCATCTGGTCGACCATTTTCTCCGATTCATCAACGCCCATTCCCAGTGCGGACATTGCGTCCGTCACCATGTCGGAGGCAGTTGCGAGGTCGATGTTTCCGGCAGCCGCAAGGTTCAGAACCGTCGGCAGGGTGTCACACATCTGCTCTGTGTTGTAGCCTGCGAGAGCAAGGTAGTTGAGAGCCTCAGCACAGTCGCTTGCGGAGAATGCTGTTTCTGAACCCATTTTCTTTGCAAGTGCAGACAATGTGTCCATTGTATTCACGGACTGCCCATTGACATTAGACATTGCGTCCTTAGTGATCCCCATGGTAGCCTGAACCTGCGACATGGAACTTTCAAAGTTGGAAGCTGTGCTGACTGCCGCCGTTCCCAATGCGGTTATGCCTGCGGTCACAGGCAGCAATTTTGTTCCGGCGGAGGAAATTTTGTCGCCGACTGCTGTCATTTTTTCACCTGCGGAAGATATTTTCTGTAACGCCGTGGAAGAATTGACGGCTTGTTCTTCCAGCTTTTTTAAGTCCTGTTCGGTTTCGACAATTTCACGCTGGAGTGCGTCATATTGTTCTTTTGAAATATCGCCGTTTGCCAGTGCTTCATTTGCCTGTTCAGCGGCAGTTTTCAGCGTCGACAGTTTCTCTTTTGTATCCGAAATTGCATCTTTTAGCAGTTTCTGTTTCTGTGCCAGCAACTCTGTATTGGTTGGGTCAAGTTTCAGAAGTTTCTCAACATCTTTCAACTGTGATTGCGTGTTTTTGATGTTCTTGTTGACGCTGTCCAGTGCCTTTGAAAGCTTGGTCGTGTCGCCGCCAATTTCGACAGTTATGCCTTTAATGCGGTTTGCCATGGGTTCACCTCTTTTCCGAAATATTTTTTCAAAATAGGTTGAATTTATCCTAAATATATGATATACTATAGTTAAGGAGGTGTTCGTATGAATATTGATACAAACACAATTGTTTCGATTAGTGAAGCAAATCAGAATTTTTCCAGAGTGGCAAGGCTCGTTGACCAGTATGGCTCTGCCGTTATCCTGAAGAATAACACTCCTCGATATCTCGTGGTTGAATTTCAGGAGGCGGAATCATTGCAGACTGCTGAAGATAACGATGTTCTTGCAATTTCAAAGAAACTGATGGAGCGGAATGCTGAAGTTTATAAGGAGCTTGCCAAATGAAAAAGCTTACAAAAGAACAGGTCGTTCTGCTGCATAAAGCACTTGTGGCAGAATCCGGTGGCTCTTCTGAAATTCGTGATGAAGGCTTGCTGGATTCTGCATTAAACGCTCCATTTCAGACATTTTCAGGGACAGAGTTGTATCCAACGGTCTTGGAAAAAGCTGCTCGTCTTGGATATGGGCTGATTAAAAATCACCCTTTTGTAGACGGGAATAAAAGAATCGGAACACATGTCATGCTTGTTTTTCTGATGCTGAATCATTTTGAAGTTGAATACGATGATAACGATTTGGTACAACTGATTCTTGGCGTTGCGTCGGGAGAAATTGACGACCGCCAGCTTCTGGTGTGGTTACAGCAACATCTTGTCTGAAATCATATCACCAGCGGTCAAAATCTTCCTGCGTAGCCTGCTGTGTCCACCCATCAAAATCATCCCTTTCGCGCTCACAGAACATATCATTTATCAAACCTATTGTAAGCAATTCCAACTCGGTCATTGATAGACCGAGTTGTTTGCATCTTAGTAGAAACAGCGGCGTTGTCATCGGGCGGTCAGTCGGGCGATGTTTTTTTTAGATGCAATCTGGGTTGCGGTATTCAAGCCCCACAGTTCAATCAGCTGAGGAAGAATCTGATAAATTGAAAAAGTGTTGAACTGCTCCAGAAATTCATCCGGATTATCCGGAACATTCTCAGGATCAGCGTGCTTTGCCATTACGAAAGCGATGTTCTCGAACACCTCAAGGCTCTCGATATTCAGCCCAGAATTGGATTCATCGCCGTTCTGCACGTCTTTCTGCAAAGAAGCAAAATCCTGATAAATATCTCTGCCGAACTTCAGACGATAAAGGCGAGGCACAGCCGCACTCGCCTTGAAAGGAACTTCAATTCCGTCGATTGTAATAATCTTCTTGATAGCCACTTTATCTCACCTCACTTGGTCGTTGTACTGGTTGTCTTCGATGCAGTAAATGTTGGAATATACACAGAATTATACCAGTTATTATAAATCGTTTCGTCCGTATTTTCGCAGGTTTTGGATTTCACCAGACCGTCCGGCAGAGCCGATGCTGTCAGCGATAATGTTTCCGTCTTGACCTCTGTGCTTTCCTCCGTGGTGGAGCTTTCCGTCGCAGGACGGCTTGCAGTACAGCAGTACATGACGTGGCGAATGTGATTTTTGTCGCCCGAAAATTCAAAAAGTAGTGCAAACTGCTGTGGTTCAGCATCATTCTTTTCCACCAGCACACCTTTCGTATCAAGGATTTCTCCCAGAATTTCCGTTGCAAAATCGGTAGTAATGAGAGCAATCTCAAGGTTACCGGTATAGCCGGCGTTATTGTTGATAACGTAGTAAACAGTATTATCGGCAAAGAAATTCTCGTTCTCGCCGTTGGCATCAATTGAAAGCGATACGGCGCCGGGCAGTCTCACGGGTGTATCAAAGGTAGGCACACCATCTTCAGACCACGCTGTAATCTTAGCCCAGTGCACCTTATTCAAACCGAACTTAACTTTATTCTTTTTCAGAGCCATTTTCAGACCTCCATTTCGTAAAGCACTTCATACATCTTTTCCGATGCAATCCAGCTTTCAGTTTTGTTGTAAAATATCTCATGTGCGTGCAGCACAGATTCAATCTCTTCCTCTAAATCTGGTGATTTCTTGTCGGTGTACAGCTCAATATCCAGTTTCTTAAAGCTGTGATACATCACGTTGTCCGCACCGAAAGTATGCTCTCCGGGAGAAAGAAAAATAAGAAAGGGCGGTTGTGGTGACTCGCCCTCGGCAAAATGATGATACGCAAAGGGCAGACCCATTTCACGCATCATTTCAGCAATATCTTCATAGCTCATTTATTTCAGCGCCTTTGCAATTAAAGTTTCAAGTTGTTCTGCTCCATGTTCTTCGGCAGAAGCAATATGAGGACGGGCAGAAACTCTGCCACCGCCACGCTTTGCATGACCGTGCTCAAGTAAGTGTGCAAGCTGATAGCGGTTCTTGGAATGAACGGTCATTTCAAGTGTATGGCTGTTTTCTGCGACTTTTGAAGCAGTCCAGCTTTTCTTGTACGCTCCCGATTTCACAGGTGCGTTCTCCATGATTTCTTTTTTGACAGTCGTCGCAGTTTTGCGGACGGCTTTTTTCATTTCCGTATCGGCAAGGTCTGCGTATTCCGTCAAGCCTCTCATAATTTCAGCACTCATGTCATCAATAGATGTCATCGGGTACACCTGCCTTTCTTGTAGTTGCGGTGATTTTAATGTAATCGTTACGAACAAAATCAGGGGTAATTCCCGA